TGGCGCAGGAAGCTCTGGAATGGGGCGCAGACCAAGTTCTGTGGATTGACTCTGATCAGCGGTTTCCTGCTGACACGCTGGAGATCCTTCAGGCGAGGCAAGTACCTATCTGCGGTGTGAACGCTACAACGCGCAGAGAGCCGATTCTGCCGACTGCGTTGAACCTTAAGATTGAGCGGGAGATGCTCAACGGTAAGCCAGGAGAGCCGAAACAGGTCTGGCACAAGGTTGAAAGCAGGGGGAAGAAGGGTGTAGAACAGGTGACCGCGGTCGGGTTTGCGGTTACACTTGTCAACAGGGAAGTGTTTGAGAAGATCCCTAGACCGTGGTTTGATGTCATTTGGACTGATCACGGCAATGTCATCGGTGAGGATGTTACGTTCTGCGTCCGGTGCATGGAGAATGACATTCCGGTGTTTGTTGACCATGAACTGTCAATGCACATCGGACATATTGGCGTCAAGACCTTTGGATGGGATGACGTGAAACATGGCCCTAGCAACTTACAGCGACCTGAAAACAGCAGTCGCAAACTATCTCGCAAGAAGCGATCTAAGTAGCCAGATTCCTGACTTTATCCGGCTGGCTGAGATCCGTCTGCGTAGGCAGCTTCGCATCCGCGAGATGCTAAAGCTGTCTAGCACGACGATGTATGGTGGTGTGTCTACGGTTGCATTGCCAGGAGATTTCTTGCAGATGCGGAATCTATACTTGGATGGCAATCCAGAGACTCCGATTGCTTACTTGTCTCCAGCATCGTTCACTCGCAATGCGTTTGTGACCAGCAGCGGGTTGCCGATCAACTATACGATCCTGTCAAACGAGATGCAGTTTGCTCCGGTGTCTGACAGTGATCGCACGTTGCTGATGCTGTATTACTCTGCTCCTACGTTTTTGAGCGATACAACGACGACGAACACGTTTATGAATGTTTGTCCCGACCTGTTGCTCTATGGTGCGTTGACTGAAGCAGAGCCGTATCTTATGAATGACACCAGGATTCAGACCTGGGCTGCATTGTTCCAGCGATCACTGCAGGATTTGAATACATCAGACGAGCAGGCTGAGTATTCTGGTAATCCGATGGTGATGACTGTACAAAAACGATAATCCTTAACAGAAGGGGTTGCATGAACGTACTAATTGCCACGCCGATGTACGGTGGTATGTGTACTGGGGAGTACACAAGGTCAATGACTGGTGTGATAACAGAGTTGGCCGCGCAAGGAATTAGCGTTTCGTTTGCATTTTTATACAACGACAGCCTGATCACCAATGCCAGAAATAAACTGGCGACGGTGTTTATGGAGCATGATTTCACGCATCTGATGTTTATCGATGCTGATATTGGCTTCAATCCTGCTGACATCGTTACGATGCTGAAGGTTGACAAGGATGTCATTGCTGGCATCTATCCCAAGAAAGTCATCAACTGGCAGCGGATTGAGATGGCTGTCAAAGCTGGTGTGCCGACTCAGGAACTCCAGTATCACGCTGGTGACTTGGTAGTCAGTTTGGTTGATCATGCAATGGAGAAAGAGGTCAAGTTCGCAGAGCCAGCCGAGGTGTTTGGCACTGGGACTGGATTCATGCTGATCAAGCGGTCGGTGATGAAAGGGTTGAAGGACAAGGTTGACACATATCTCGACAACGATGGTAAGACGTTGTACGAGTATTTCTTCCTAATCAAAGATCCTGTGCTCAAGCAGCAACTGACAGAGGATTATGCGTTTTGCCGGTTGTGTCGTGAGCATGGATTCAAAATTTATGTGGCTCCGTGGGTTAGATTGAGTCATACGGGGTCGTACATATTCTCTGGTCAACCGATTCCTGTGAGGGCATGATGGCAACTGTATTTACAACTAAAGGCGAGATGGACGAGTCATTGCTTGAAAAGCGCGAGGGCTTCGTCGATAATGATCACGAATACACGGCATGGCTAGAGTTTTGGCACGATGGGGAGCTTGTTCACCGCTCGGTCCATGTGCAACTTAAGAAACCAACTGGCGGCAGCGGTGAACTGGCTTCTTTTTAAGAGGTAAGCGAAATGGCTAATACGCAAGCAATGTGCACATCGTTCATGAACGATTTGCTGACTGGGCAGCATAATTTTGGCACTGGTGTCATTCGTGCAGCAACGACTGCTGACACGTTCAAGGCGGCGCTGTATCTTGCCTCTGCAACCGTCAATGCCAGCACGACTGCTTATTCGGCAACGAATGAGGTTAGTGGTGCGGGTTATACGGCAGGTGGTGTCAGTGTTGGTTCGTGGAATGCGCCGACTGGTACGAACGCATCAGCGACTGCTGGTGTTGCGTTTACCACGCCCTCGGCATCACTGACGTTTTCGTCTGTCACGCTGACCACTGCATTTGATGCTGTGTTGATCTACAACAACACGCAAAGCAACAAAGCAGTCAGTGTGCATACGTTTGGGTCACAAACCGTCACGGCTGGCACGTTTACGCTGACGATGCCATCCAATACGACGACTGCTGCTCTGCTGCGTCTGTCGACGACCTAATCCAACGGTAGCACCGTCTCATGGCATCTGCGTGGGGTAGCGGTGCATGGGGTAGCGGCACATGGGGGGGTCTCGGTGAGACTCTCTCCGGTGTTTCTGCAACGGGGTCTGCTGGCTCTGTTGGCAAAACCATCACCGTTGCCCTCACCGGAGTTGCTGCTTCTGGCGCGGTTGGGACTGTTGCATCCTCCAGAAGCAAAGCTCTTACGGGAGTTGCTGGTTCTGGAGCGGTTGGTTCAGTAGTAACGTCTCGCACTATTGCTGAGACTGGCGTCTTTACCTCTGGCGCTACTGGATCACTTAGCACTAGCAGATCAATTGCGCTGTCTGGGCTGACCGCAACTGGGTCGCCTGGATCTGTCGCTGTTTCTCTATCGATTGCTGAAACCGGAGTTAGTGCATCCGGCTCTGCTGGCAATCTAGTCTTCACTCCTGCGATCACTGGTGTAGCTGCATCCGGTGCAATCGGCACTGCGGCTCCAGTTATCTCGATTGCGCTGACTGGTGTTCTGGCATCTGGCAATGCTGGCAATGCCGCTGGGTCGCTTACAATAGCGGTTATTGGCACTCAAGCGTCTGGTCAAGCAGGTAATGCCTCCAGGCTTGTTGAGCAGCCTATAACCGGTGTACAAGGGTCTGGCAACACTGGTGATGCAGTATTTGAGAAATTGGTCGCACTGAGCGGTGTAAGCTCATCGGCACTTTCTGGCTATTTCGGCAGGGATTTAGCAGTTGCGCTCAGTGGTGCTGCTGGTTCTGGTCAGGTTGGTCGTGTGTTGGCGATGTATTGGAATCCTGTTCCAATGCCATCATCGACCTGGATGCCGACTGCTGACACTACAAACGTATGGACCCAGGTTGGTGTTCAACAAAACCCGACGACATGGGGTGAGGGTCTGTGGGGTAGTGGTAACTGGGGTAGTTTTTACTGGACTGAGACAGCAACCACTAGTAACACATGGTCAGAAGTCGATAATCAACAGAATACGCAGTGGGAGGAAGTAGTAACATGACCTCCGTAGATAGGAATCCAAAATGACGATCAATTACACCACGCTGCTTGGCCTTGCCAAACCTGTCACCGGCACTGAATCTGGCGTCTGGGGTGATGTGGTCAACGATCAGATCACATCCCTGCTGGAGGATGCGATTGCCAATGCTGCATCGATCAGCGTCACCTCTGGCAACGTCACGCTGACTGACAACAATGGATCGTCCGACCAGTCTCGGATGGCAATCCTGCTGGTTACTGGTTCTCCTGGTGTATCTAGGAACATCGTAGCGCCAAGCACAAGCAAGTGGTACATCGTCAAGAACAGCTCTAACGCTCAGATTGTCCTAAAGGGGTCTGCAACGACCGGGGTTACGATTCCTGCGGGTGCTGAAGCCTTTGCATTCTGGAATGGATCGGACTTTGAGCTGGCGGCGATGATTGGCCCGTCATCTTCGACCGACAACGCTGTAGCAAGGTTTGATGGGACCACTGGTAAGGTGGTTCAGAACTCAGCAGTAACGATTGCTGATACGACTGGTGATATTACGACTAGCGGCTATGTGTTTACGGCTGCTGGTGCTGCCGGGACTCCAGCGTATTCAACCTCTGGTGATACCAATACCGGGATGTGGTTCCCTGCTGCTGACACGCTTGCGTGGTCGACTGGCGGCAGTGAGCGCATGAGGGTTGATGCGAGTTCCAGACTTGTTCTGAACGGAACCGACGCGACTGTTGGCGGCGGCCAAATGGTTGTAAACCACGGAGCTAACAACGGGCTTGTTGTCAACCAAACAGGCTCTGGGACGGGGGCACAGATATATCTCCGCAATGCTGTTGATTCCATAATCAACGGCATCAACTTTACAAATTCGGGCGTTAGGTTTTACGACATCGGCACCGCCACCGAACGCATGCGGATCTCATCCGGTGGTGTGCTTTCTATTGGGGATACAGGAACTGGCGATGTAACTGGCGCGTACATAAAAGCCACAACAATTACAAATAGCAATTATGGCGTTGTGCGGATTCAATCAGCAAAAACATCAGACTCAACAGATACCGCGTTAAGCGTTATCAAACAAGCAAACGATAGCACCACAGCGCAAGTGTTTGTCAGGTTTGTAATCAATGCGGCAGCAAATGGTTGTGGGCAGATCAACGCAAACGGCGCAAACACGGCAGCGTTTGGAACATATTCGGATGCGAGGTTAAAAGAAAACATTGTTGATCTTCCTCCGCAGCTTGCAAGTATCTGTGCTTTGCGTCCTGTTGAGTTTGACTACATTCAATCAGAAGGCGGGGGGCATCAGATCGGGTTTATTGCCCAGGAAATGGAGCAGGTCTATCCTGATGTGGTCGGAGAGCGCAGTGACGGAATGAAAACTATTACTGCCTGGAGCAAAACCGAGGCGCGACTGGTAAAAGCAATACAGGAACAGCAAGCAATCATTGATTCTCTTGTCTCTAGAATTGCCGCACTTGAATCCAAAGGAGCTTGACCGTGACAATTACATGGCAGATTGAATGGATGAAGACCACGCCAGACACGGCGATCCCGCCGAATTGCGTGATGCTCTGCGGCTGGAGATGCACTGGTGTAGACGATACTCATCAGGCCAGCGTCTATGGGTATGCGAGTTTCGCTGCGCCTGGCAATCCTTTTGTCCCGTATGGTGATCTGACGCAGGACCAGGTGCTTGGCTGGGTCTGGGCCAATGGTGTTGATAAGGCCGCGACGGAAGCGTCTATACAGAAACAGCTTGATGATCAGGTCAACCCGCCGATCATTCAGCCTCCGCTGCCTTGGGTGGCTTGATTTTGCTGTTAAACTGACCAGACATATTACTGGACGACACAATGAGAGTGGTATTTGGTCAATGGACGCCTGACCGTCCTGGTGTTGCAGGAAACCTGACAGAGGTCAAGAATGTGCTTCCTACAGCATCAGGGTATGGATCGCTGAATGGAACAGCTAACCTGTCTGATGCTGCTAGTGAGAATCTGCTGACGGTGTTTCCTGGCCGATGGGCTGGCGCTACCACCCTATTCGGTGCTGGTGCTGGCAAACTGTTTAAGTTCGATCCTGCTGATGCTGATCTGGATGATGTTTCCAGGACTCCGACTGCTTACTCAACAACTGACTTCTGGCAGTTCACTCAGTTTGGATCTCAGGTAATCGCGTCCAACGGTGTAGACAAGCTGCAAGCATGGAACATGGCATCCAGCACAAGGTTTGCTGACCTTGCTGCTGCTGCGCCTACGGCATCGTTTGTGACCGTTGTGCGGGACTTTGTTGTTGCTGGCAAGACCTCGACCTACCCTAACAGGGTGTTGTGGTCTGATATCAACGATGAGACAGACTGGACTCCTGGTGCTGCCAGTCAATCCGACACGCAGGATATTCCTGACGGTGGTGAGATTCGCGGTATCACCGGGGGTGAGTTTGGTGTCGTGCTGATGGAACGTGGTCTGTATCGCATGACCTACATTGGCGCACCATTGTTCTTCCAGTTCGACAACATTGCTCGAAACGTAGGCTGTTACGAGTCTCGATCTATTGCTCAATATGGCCCGATGACGTTCTTTCTGAGCGATGACGGGTTCTTCATGACCGATGGTCAGCAGGTCAAGCCTATCGGTGCGGAGCGTGTTGATAGGTGGTTCTACGCTAACGCAGATCCATCTCAGTTCAGCAAGATGAGTGCTGCTGTCGATCCGGTCAATAAACTGGTGCTGTGGTGCTTTAGGGATATTTTCAACATCCAGAAGCTCCTGATTTATAACTGGTCAACGGATCGCTGGTCACACGGTGACTCTGGAGCGGACTACATCTCCAGCATTGCGACTGCATCCACGACTCTAGAACAGTTGGACAACATCTCGGCTAGTCTGGATGCGCTGCCAGCCTCTCTGGATTCGCGTCTGTGGACTGGTGGCAAACTGATCCTGGGTGGTGTATCCGGGGCTAGGATCGTCACCTTTGCTGGAACTGATCTCACCGGAACGATCAACACAGGCGACATCACCGTAGAGGGCCAGGAAACGCTCATACGGCTTGCTAGGCCACAGATCGACAACGGCAGTGCTACGGTATCAGTCGCAAGCAGAAAACGCTTAGACGGGGCTATAAGCTACTCTACAGCGGTTGCTGCTGACAGCGAGAACCGGGTGAGTCTACGGTCTCGAGGAAACTACCATCGTCTGAGTATCACCCCGACAGGGAACTACGACACTGCTGTTGGTGTTGATGTGGACATTGTGCCTGTTGGT